AACGCCGGTCGCTGCTTCACTACATCCCGAACGGCTGGGTTGAAACCGACCCGGTGCCAGAACTCACCGCCGCCGATATTGAAGGCACCGAAATTCCTGGCACCGAAGAGCCGGCCGACTACACCGGCTGGCTGAAGGTGGACCTGATCGCTGAGGCGGACGCCCGCGGGCTGGACACGACCGGCACGAAAGATGACCTGATCGGCCGCCTCGACGGCAGCGACGTGACCGCAACCGAACCGGAAGAACCTCCAGCGGAAGCCTGACCTGCCCCGCCCTTTTAGCCTCGACATCGTCGGGGCTTTTCTCCATGCCCCGAAACGCCGTCTGTAGGAGACCAGCATGGTCGCAACCCCGATCGCCACCCCAGCGTTCTACGTTCCACTCTCCATCCGCAAAATCAACTGGTACCCGGCGGTCGCGAACATGGCGTCGGTGACCCGCGCCGAAATCAACGCCGGCACCGACCTCAGCCCAGCGATCCCTGATGATGGGGTGACCGGGTGGACCGTCAAAGCCGAATTCGCCGATGCCCCCACCTTCTTGGGTGGGTTCACCGCGAAAGTCGCGAAGAACCAGATCTCGCCTGAGGATTCGGCGTTGGACTTCTACATGTCGTCCACGTCGGCGGACGTACGCACGTTGCTGCCCCGCGGCACCGCCGGTTATATCGGCATGCTGTGGGAAGGTGACACCGCCGGGAAGAAGATGACCACTTTTCAGGTGGCGGTCGCTGCGCAGTCACCTCAACCTGATGGTGGGAATCCGGCGCGGATCACGATCCAGTTCGCCCTGTTCGGGTTCGGTGAGATGAGCACGATCCCAGCCTGATGGCTGGCACGGTTGAGATCACCGGCGGCAGGGAACTTCTCGCTGTTGCGGCCGAGTTGCAGCGTATTCCGGCGGCGACTCAGGTGCGGCTGCGGACCCGGATGCAGCCGGTGGCCGGGGCGATGAAAGCAGCGGTGCAACGCAACGCGCTGTCGATCCCTGCCCGCGGAACATCCGGCACCGGGCTACGACGGTCCATCGCCGGAGCCACCCGTATTCAGGTCACGGTCACGTCCCGTGAGGTGACCGCCCGCGTGTATGTGGACCCGGATGCGATGCCCCCAGGGCAGGCAACTCTGCCGACCGTCATGGAAGGCCCCAGCTGGACCCATGAGGTGTACGGCCACCCTATGCGGGTCATCCAGTTCGGGCACCAATATTTCAAACCAGCTGTCGCATCTCTGATGCCCACTATGCGCACCGCTGTGGACCGCGCGGTGGACGACGCTTTCCGCACCATCCGATAAGGAGTCTGATGCCGTACCTGAACCGTGAAGACATCCTCAAAGCCGAGGACATCCCAACCCGCGACGTCGACGTCCCCGAATGGGGTGGCACCGTCCGGGTCCGCGGCCTGACCGGTGCCGACCGCGACCTGTATCAGGCGTCGATGATGACGCGGATGCCGAACGGGGACATGGCTCCCGAGTTCGGGAATATCACCGCGAAACTGGTGGCCCGCGCGATCGTCGACGAAGACGGTGTCCCGCTGTTCAACGAGTTGGACATCGGCCGGTTGGGGCAGAAAAGCGCTGCAGCGTTGGCGCGGGTTAACACGGTCGCAGCTGAACTATCAGGCATCACTGAGACGGCGAAGGCGGAAGCGGAGGGAAACTCCGACGCCGCCCCGAGCGGCGATTCTATTTCCAGCTAGCCCGCGAAGTGTTCCACTGCTCCGTCGCCGAAATGCTCCACCGTATCTCCTCCTACGAGTTGACGGAGTGGGCGGCGTTCTTCCAGCTTGAGCATGAGGATCAGAAAGCCGAAGAACAGCGGCAGTCGAAGGGGCGGTGAGTCGTGGCGTCAACGGTTATGGACATCATCGCCCGCGACAAATCCACCGCCACCATTCAACACATCTCGAAGAACTACAACGACTTGGCGAAGCAGACAACCCGCACCAGCGACACGATGAGCAAGTCGCTGCGTGGGGCGTCCAATGAAACCGATCGGTTCGGGCGGGTGTCCGGGCGGGCGTTCGTAGCCGCGAACGGGCATATCAGAACGTTCGCTGCGGTATCAGGTGGGGCGGTGGTCGCTGCTGGTGCGCTCGCCGTCGGGATGGTTAGCGCCGGGTTGAAGACTGCGGCGGCGATGGAGCAGGCGCAGATCGCGTTCGGCACCCTGCTCGGTTCAGGGCAGAAGGCGACCGCGTTCATCGGGCAGCTGAAAACGTTCGCCGCCAAGACGCCCTTTGAAATCCCTGGCCTGATCGACGCGTCCCGCCAGTTGCTTGGCGCGGGCGCTGCCGCGAAAGACGTCATCCCCACGTTGACCGCCTACGGGGACGCGGCTGGTGCGCTCGGTATCAGCCAGGACGGGTTCAACCACATCATGCTGGCCACGTCCCAAGCCATGGCG